TCCTGAGAGTCCGGAAACACCGATAAGAGTTACCCATCCATCTTTTTGGAAGGACTTCCCGATAGTTGCTACAACGCTCGGATTGGGAACGGGCTTACCAATATAGACGCTTGGTTTTGAGGCTTTCAGGAGGTTATCTTCGGAAAAATGTTTGCTGATTACTTTTGCAGATATTCGGCTATTAGGGATCATTATCTGCGCGTACTTGTTTGAGTTAATGATTACGTGCCCCTTAAATCCGGGTATCAGCTTTGCCATGTTTCTTGTCGCTGTGATATCGGTATCGCTTGGGGTAGGGTTGCCAGACGGATGGTTGTGTAGCATCCAGTAACCGTCTGCCCCGGAGGATTGCATCATATCCTTGATCCAGGTCGCACCTTGTTCGGTGGACATGTCCTTAGGGAATATAGGGGTAGTGCCGGGAAGGCGAGCCGTCACGCCGGAAGCGTGAACAATTTCGATGCCCTTGGTGAAGAAAATACGGAAGGTTTCGTAACGAGGATTGCGGTAAACCTGGGCTATTTCGGCAAGCTGCTCGGGGGAGTTGATGGTTTTTCCGATGAGGGCAGAAATACCGTGTGTTTGTATGCTTTGAACGATCCCGTTGGCGAGGATACGTCCACCCCGTTCACGTAGAACGGCGCTCTCACTCCCCCGCACAGGGATAGTTTGCTTGGTTTCGGGCTTCTTTTGGCTGGATATTTCATGTGATTTATCATATCCGCTTGATTTCTGTTTTGCAAGCGGTTTAATGGTCTCACTGATCTGGTGCAATAAATCAGCAGTCGCAGGATCTGATTTTCGTATTGCGCCAGCTTGCAAGCGGAACCATTTTGATTCAAGGTCAGTATCTGCGCGTTTGCCACTCATTACTTCTTTGGCGCGAGCAATGGCGTTGTTGATGCTGCGTTCCTTGCCTACCTGTTTGGCTGCCGCCCGGCGCTTGATGAGGGATTCCAGGAGGGGTCGGATAGGGTGAGCCCTCGGTGTGTCTTCCGTTTTCTCCTGTTTGGGAGCGGCTACAGGCTTAGTTCCTCCCCCGGATTGGACTAATGTTGTTTTGGTATCTTGTGTTTCGTCCAGTGGTTTATTGGGTAAAGTTGCCTGTTTTTTTGGTAACCGTGGATTGGCTGCGTCCACCATTGGTGCTGTTTCATAACCCTCATCATCTTTGATACGCACTCGATGTTCAACATTCCCGTTCCCTTGCAAAACTCCGTACGCAAGTACGGTGCCAGATCGAGTTTCCCCTGAAGGACCCTTGTATTCTATACGTGACCCAACTTTAGGGAGCCCCACTTTCTCTGCTGCTTGTGCGCCGGCCTTTTCCACTTGTTCTTGAGTGGGTTGATGTACGTTGGCATCACGCTCCACCATCGCATCAGCGACAGGCCGAATTTCGACCGTGCCGGCAGGCCCCGCCACATTTTTGGCCGCCTGAATGACAGAATGACTGCCATCGGTCGCCACGTCCTGAATGACATTTCCTTTCTCGTCGCGTGCGGTCACAGTATGGGTAGCGCCCGCTGGCTTCTCATCAATACCATAGCCGAGTGCGGCTCCCATCTGTCCATTTCTTGCAGCTTGCAGGGTGGCCTCATCCCGATATAGGAGCGTACCGTGTCCCGGCACATCGGCAGATTTAATGCCTTGCGGTAGAGAATCCGGCATGGGTTCGCCCGGAGTGATGAGAACACCTGGTTTTCTGCCATCGGCCAGCGCATTGAGTTGTGCGTTGAGCGTTTCTACGGGTTCGGGAGTCGGCTGATCCGGTGCGTTATCCATTTTGTTGGCGTCAACAACATGGTCTGGTTCCTCAAATATGCTGCTTTGAATAGAATCTGAGCCCGTGGCTGCATCGGGATTAATATCCTTTGCCTTATCCTTGCCTGTGGCTATGATGCGCTGTACGGCTTCAGGTGTTGATTCAGGGGTATTATTAACGATCCCATCTTGCGCCCTGCGGTCTAATTCTGCTTGTGCGGTTTCTTTGGCCTTCTTGCCGCCCCGTTCAGCAGTGTATTTGAGAACGTTGTCTGGTGTCTGTGTGATGGGTTTACCGAGCAGCATTCCAGACCCGCCGCCCAATACCCCGCCGCTGAGTGCGCCCATTGCGCCACCGAACAAGGTATCTTTTATATTCTCTTTGGTCGTCGGATTGTCACCAGCCGCGAGTTGTTCAATGGGATTCTGGGCGAGTTCTTCTGAGCCTTCGATAGCAGCGCCTTTGACGGCACCTTTCCCAATCGATCCGGCTAGCGTTGTCGCGGCAAACTTCTCTGCCATTTTTGCCCGGCCCTGCTTGGTCATCGCAGCAAGTGCCCAATTCTGTGGGCCGAATGCGGTTTCTATCCCAGCAACAGCCGCCGCTCCCATTGCTGCAATAGCTTTGGATTTGGCTGATTGTTCAGCCGCCGGATCATTGAGTATTTGCTTGTCGCGAATACCGCCGTAGGAAGGTAGCGCAGCGATTGCAGCAGGTCCGAGCCATGACACGACTTGACCGGCAGCAGCTACCAGAGGGGCAGCGGGACCAGCCAGCGGGGAGAGTGCGGTAATGCCTTGGCCTACAGCTCGCGCACCGATCATTCCGGCCATGGATGGCGCTGCATTGCCTGTGCCTTCAGCAATGGCGGTACCCGGTTTGGCGGCTATGTCTTCGAGGGAATTGACCGCCGTGGGATTTGCATCGATAACCGCTTGTCCGTATCGTTTCGCGGCATTGTTGCGGTCTGCACCGAGATAATCAGCGGCAACCTGTCCGGCACCCTTGATGCCCTGCCCGACTGTGCGGGCAGCAGAGTTAACGAATCCGCCTTCTTGGGGGACCGGTTCGGCGGAGGTAAATGCTCTTAATCCAATCGCATTGTTGCGCTGTATCCTGGCTGCGTTTGCAGGTTGTGTAGGTTGAGTCTGTGCCTGATCCGCAATACTTTTCTTGGGCGTGAGCATGGACAGCCCAGCGTCCACACCCTTTGACACAACGGATTTAACCTTATCCAGTTTTGACTCTGGTTTATCCAGTTCGCCATTGAACTCGACATAGCCGGGTTCTTCGCCGTCCAGTTCGCCATTGAATTCGGTATATGCCATGTGGCCTCAAAAAGAAAAAGCCGCTCGAAGGCGGCTTGAATGTTCATGATGCTGCGTTTATCTACAGCCGTTACCTTTGAATCGCCACGCGACAACTATTCCGCGCTGGATTTCAAAAGTATTATCGCAATTCATGCTTGCTGCCCCTCCGCCGTACATGACGAAGCGATTATAGGAGGGAACGCTTATCTGTAATGGCATTGGATATGGAACAGTCCTGGAAGATGAGTATCTTAAGTATTTTACTCCATCAAGTTCATATTCCCTATCAGGCGCCCCCCACCACCGCACCAAAAAGGACTCGTCTTCACCTAGAAACAAGTCCATTTTTTCTTTATAGCGGGTTTTGGCTTCCTTGTTTACGCTGGTTGTCGCGCACCCTGAAAACAGGAAAACCGCCATTACACAGATCAGTAGCCGTTTCATATGGCCCTCCTAATATCACTATAGACGATATTATCAGACTTGCAAGTGGATTATTTCGATTCCCATCTTTTACCATTTACCTCGTAAATCGGTTTACCTTTGGACGTGCCTATCATTTTGGCGTCTTCTGGAAGGTCTTTCAGAGTGGCAGGAGGAGGCTTCCCTCCGCTATTAAGTTGATCAGCCAATCCGGTTACTTTTCCAGCAATATCGCTATTGTCGCCGAGCGGATCAAGAGTCTTTCCAATCAAACCCGCCGCCGTCTTTAAGTTTGATGGGCCAAACATGGGTTTTCCGTCCGGACCCTTTTGGATAACCTGCGATCCGTCGGACATGATTGCCACAATACCGCGATTTGTTTCCATAACTTTAGAAACTCGCGGCGCTTTCGCTACACCACCACCAGAGCTACGCCCCAATCCCCCGCCAGAACCGTATACCTTCGCCTTCGCCCGACTTTCTTCTGCATTTGCGGTATGCGCATCGGCCTGTGCATTTGCGACTTTTGTTTTGTTTTGTAGATCCATGAACTTTTCAGGGTCCATTGTGGATGCAACCATGTTTCTTACGTCCATCACCCGCTCGCCCGTACCGTCAATATTTATTTTCCATCGGTAGTCATTGGGGTTATCTGGCTCCACTTTTGTCGGCCTGCCCGCGAGATTTATCCCGCCCTGCTTGAGACTATTGATTGCGCCATCAATGTTATTGTTGATCAAGTTCATTGCGCCATCGAGAATCCCGCTTTTCTTGGCTTTATATATGCCTTCTAGCCACGGCGTAATCTTGTCACCCAGGCCGTGCACAGCCGCCGCCGCCGCGATCGCATTAAGCTTGTCCGGTTCGTTGGCCAGGTTGCCAAACATCATTTGCTTTACGATTTCCTGTCGCGGGTTTATTGGCGTTTGGGGTTCTGCCGGCGCGGCTTGTGCCGGTGCGCCAAGTCCAGCGCCTTGATAGGCTGCAGCGGGGTTGTTCGCCAACGTGCCCACATTGGGTAATGTTGCCGAGGATGGTCCAGGCCCAGCTAATCCGGCCTGGTTCGCCATTGCTGGGGCAGGCTGTACTACAGGTTTGTTGGTTTCGCCAGCCTGGAAAATTGGAATAAGGGAATTGTCGAATCCCTCGTAATCCGCACCTTTACTTCCACCACCACCACCGCCGCTACCGCTGCTGCCGCCACCACCCTTTCCTGTCCGGGCGGCTATCGCTTCTTCACGAATACGGTTTGCTTCTTCCCCATTATCCACCCTTCCACCGTAGTACATATTTTGGAGTTGAAGTTGTTGCATGGTTTGCGCTCCCTGTGCCGCACCCCCTGCCAATCCTCCTAAGAAAGCAAGTCCGCCGCCCATTATTGAGTCTCCTGTTGTTCATTAGCTGTTTGTGGTTTGCGCTTTAATCCACCGGCATTGATCCGGTGTATGAAGTCCTCGCCCACCAGATCTACCGCAGCCTTGTTAAGAATCGCTTCGCCGTTTGATACCCGGATGGGTTGCACGCCTTCAATGCTGGCAGGGATTGAATCACTAGTGCCGTCACCCGGACCTTCAATCATGCCGCCTTCTTCGTAGCGTATTTTCGATAACCCGCCACGTCTATTACCGAAATGTTTCATTCGCATGCGATGGATGCCGTAATTTTGGACCATCCCGCCTTTTCGAACGGGAATCGGCATCATTTTCGCCATCGCCATCATGCCGCCAAGTTGCCCTAAACCCTGCCCGAGACCACCCATAGCCGCCTGTTGCTGACCCCATGCATTGAGCTGGCTTTGATACTGGTTGCCCATCAAGCTGCCAGCGCTGCCATATGCACCAGCTGCCCCGCCATACAGCCCAGCTGCAGTATTCACCCCAGCATTATTCATGTTCGCCCCGGTAGCCATATTCCCCACGGCAGCATTCCCGCCATTCAGCGCGAGCGAATCAGCCGCAAGTCCGGTGTTGGGCATATTGCGCCCGAACTGTGCCGCGCCCTGGCGCAGCGCCATACCCTGCATGATGGTGTTATTCCTGGCGTTATTCATTGCGCCAGCGGTATCTTTTGCCTGTGCCAGATTGGTTTCGTTGTTAATCGCTTGGAACCTGCCGGAGTTAGGATTAACGCCCATGCGCTCCATGTTGCGCTGGTTTGAGTCTAGGGCACCTCCGTAGGCGCTGGTAACATCGGCCCCGGCCATTGCTGCTTGTTGCGCTTGCCGTTCGGGAGAATCGAAGTTTTGTGCATCCGTCACCATCTGATTCTCGACGGGTTGGAACATCGTCTTGTACTGGTTCCATTGGTCGTTTGCGCGCGCGGTGTTCGTGTCGGCGGATTGAATCTGTTGCTGCGCTATTTTGGCAATGAGCGGATCTTGTGCTGCCGCTCTTGTCTGATTCCAGGCTAGCTGCTGCTTGGCAAGGTCTACCTGTTGCTGCCCAATTTCAGCATTCGCCGCGGCTGATTGACCGATAAGTGGATCAGGCGGAGGCGGGGAACTTGAGCAATAGCAGATATTGGGATTCAGGAATTCGGTATCGCCGTGTAATTTACGCATGTTCAACCTCCAATATTTTATTCAGTCCATCTTCAACATGTTTGTATCCAAGCATCCGGAAGAACCGCCCTGCCTTGTTCACGGTTTTGACACTTACGTTTATTTCCCTGACTCCCAGCGATTTAAGCGCATCTTCGCAGTATTCGATGAATCTCCCGGCCAGACGGCCTCGCCTTGCTTCCGCTAGGATAAATAGCGTGTCTTCCGTTGCCAGGATAGATTTCGTGTGGGCACTTTCGGACAGGTACATTGCACAGTTGCCGAGTAGCTTACCTTCCTTGCGCAGCGTGAAAAGAACGTATCGCCCCGCCCGTTCGTATCGGATGAAAGTAGCGTAGTCAGGATTGAAGTTCAGGCCGTGCCGATGCGCCTCGGTTTCTTTCCAATGCTCCAGGTGCAAGGGCCGCATTTCATCAACTATTTTTTCCATGAGCTCCACGTGGAACGTGTAATCTTGCCATTCCGTTGGCGGTATGCGCTTGATAACGCTGGGCTGAATGAGCGTGGACAGATACCCGGCCATGATGTAAATATCAGCCGCAAGATCCGCAGTTAATTGCGCGCCGATGTTGGCCTTCAGCAGCTTCAAAAGTTGTTCGTTTTGCATCAGCTATCGAACCTCGTAATGAGTTGATCCAGAGCATTTCGTACCGTATTGGTGTACGCAAAGAGCGCTTGGCATTCGGCCTGTGTTGGCGTAGAGGAAAAGGTCAAAGGCGGCTCGGCAGGAATAGGTATTGCATTCCCCCGCCGTCCCAGCATTATTTCAAATATCGTTTTTTCCCAATCTGGCGTACCTGTGGGCACTCCCGGTTTCTTGATGGCTGTTGATACCGGCTGCCCGGTCATCAGTTCCGACTCGAATACGATGCCGTTATTTATCGTGCCGAATGCGGATAATCGGTCATTATTATTGGTATAAGCGGCACTTCCTTTTATGGTCGTCGTGCCGCTTGCCGCTACCGTATCGTTGCGATTCGTGTAAGCCAGTGAACCGGATACGCTCGGATTTGTTACCGTTCCGCTTGCCGCGCAAGTGTCATTCGCGTTGGTCTTGGCGAGGCTACCTGTTACTGTTGTTGTCCCTGTCGCCGCTATGGTGTCGTTGGCATTTGTTCTTGCCAGAGTGCCAACTACCGGCGTCGTCCCCGAAGCGGAAACCGTGTCGTTATTATTGGTGTACGCCAGTGATCCGGTTATTGCCGATCCGACTGAACCACTTGCGCTTACCGTGTCATTCGCATTTTTTTTTGCGAGTGAACCTGTAACAATCGGTGAGCCGCTGGCGGAAACCGTATCGTTTGCATTTGTTCTGGCCAGGGTACCGGTTACAGTCGTCGTACCCGAAGCTGCAACGGTATCATTGGCATTCGTCCTGGCAATCGTGCCGGTGACTGTGGTTGTGCCGCTTGCCGCTACCGTGTCATTCTTGTTGGTGTAGGCAAGCGTGCCGGTAACACTTCCGCCAGCCGCAAAGTTCGCTCCAATGTACAGTCTTGGCGGCTCGAACAAACGCCATCGATCTTGATATGCCTGCCATATCTCGCCAGCCGCGAAGGCCCGGCTCCATATGGAAACGTTATCAATTTCGCCATTCCAATACCCATATGACCCCCCCGCACCTTTACCTATAAAGACTTCTTGGGGAAAGGTTGGTGCGGTCGCCGTTGCGGATGCTACAAGAACCCCGTTTACGTAAAGATTACGGTTGGTTCCGTCGAACGTGCCTACTACAAAATCTCGCTGCCCTATTACCTGTTGCCCGCCAATACAACCTTCCAGCGAGGAATTGTTGAACATGACAGCGTACTTTGATGCCGTGTTACTGCCCAAATAAAAGTTTGTTGCGTAATCAGTCTCGGCTATACGAGCGTAATTAGTATTGAGCGCGGCCGGTCTTACCCATGCCATTACCGTGACAGCAGATAGCACAGGGATTTTATTTGCGGAATAAAGACCCTGGCTTGATCCGTCAAAATGGAGTGACTTGCCCCACGGCGTTATTACTGTGGTGGGTGGAGATGCGCCCGGCGCCGTGGATGAGTTATTACCGTTTACTATGTCGCGTGCGAATACCTCCCCGTCCATCAGGGAGTAAAACTGTGCATAGTTCCGGTATGCCTGAACTATTCTTGCCTGTGGTCCGGGGGATTTGTAGAACTTGCCCCGCCGCGTTAATAGGGCAATGGTCATTGCGTTAGGCTATTGTCGTGAGTTCGCTCAGGTATGCTTCAACGGTTACGTTCTGCCCGGTGTTGCCGGTAAATTCGACTTCAAGGCACATGATAGAGGGGTCAATGGGTATGCCTAATTCAGTTGGGTAACTCGCTACTGTTCCGCCGCCTATTGTTGCAATCGTTTTCCAGTCAGTGCCTGCACTAGCTGCAGCCGGAAGCACTGCGTTGTGCGCAACGAGGATATTGCACAGGCATTGCACAGTTGGCCCCGTTCCTCCATTGGTCATTTTGATGGTTAGGAAGCCGCCACCTTGTACCGCGTTCATGTCCAGGCGCCCGCGCTGAGGGGTTGCTGGGACACATGCCACGCTGGCCAGAATTGTACGGGCGTTTTTTGTGAGCGCCATGTTTAAGCCCCGGTTGCAAAGACGTTGACGGCTGCATCTACGGCGGCTTGTACCGTGGGATCATCGGCTCCGGTAATCGCTGCTAGGGTTGCGGTTTTGTTTTGCGCGAGTACCGGCCACATCATTTTTGCGCCTGCCGCTGCTGGATCATTGAATACCGTCTTGGCCCATAAGAGCCGGTTGGCGTGGTTCGTGGTTGCCGTCGCTTCAGTCATGATGTTGGTGGCCGAAACGAATACGGCCACGCGAACATGGTTGATTAATCCGGTATCCGCGGCCGCGAGAAGAAGTTCGTCGTAAGTAGCCATGTAATTCTCCGTTAAAAATTATGCGATTTATCGAATCGTGCATTCATTGCGTTGGCATCGTCCATTACCTTGTCGTACACGGCTTTGTCGAAGAATCCTTTGGGCAGATAAGTGCCCTCCACCAGATTCAAGTACGATTGCTTGCAGTGTTCCGACCCCACGAATGGCCGCGCCATGGTGTCCAGTACGATTTCACAGACTCGGTATTGCCAGATGTAGTCAAGCCGGTAGCATCGAGACGATATGGTTTCCAGCGGTGAGCCCTTGATAAGCGCATTCAGGAATAGATCAAGGGTGTAAATCACGTGGAAAGCCCAAGCAGCAGCGGCTTGCCACATGGCTTATGGATTGCCTTCGGTAATAGCGAAACTTGAAACGGCTACAGGCTGCCCGGAAACAATGCTGGTGGTGGTCAAGTTGAGGTCTGAGCCGCTTGTCCCCACGTCGCCATCCAGGCAGAAAGTGGCGCCGGAACTGGTGATGCGAAACCATGATGCGGTTCCGGTAGCTGCCGCGTTGTTATTGGTTATGGAATTAAGTGTCAAAACACCGCCCGATGCCGCTGGCGCAAACGTCGCGTTACACGTGAGTTGCGCGAGTAAGGTCGTTGCCGTGCCGCCAGTTGCCGGGCGTGCGCCGTTGTAGATACTGAGTAATGCGCTGGCACCCGCCGCCGTGGTGATGGCGTTCAACATCGCATTGCGGATTGTGCTGCTATAGGCTAAAGTCATTTCTGTTTCTCCATAAAAAAAGCCGCTCAAGGCGGCTGGTTACAAGTGCAGTGAAAATATAAAAGAGAATGATTAATGCTTAATCGGTCAAGCTTCCTTCAGTCCGTCCATAGTCTCAGCCAGTACAACGCCAGTAACCTTCACATTGCCCGATAGCACCACTTCCACGTTATCGGCCTTGTAACCAGTCGGTAGCCTGAATGCACGGGTATTGGTCACGCTTCGGGATAGCTTCAACTCGTCATTCGCCCATAACTGGAACTGTAGGGAATCGATTGAGAGGACGGGGAGCGGCTGCATCTCATCGCCGCCCACTTCGTATTCACCGAACGCGGGATCCGCGAGGCCATCATTCATTAATCCGCCAGTGATGAGCGACTGATTTGCCGCTACTGCCGCGTCGAATGCAGCTTGTGATCCAGCGCTTTCCGCTTCCGTCATGGAAAAGTCCGCGTCGATCTTGGCTGCACCATAATTCATCGGCGAAGGCGCGAGAAATCTTTTGCTCCACCATTCATAGGAAAGCTTCGTTCCAACATCGCCTTCCCATTGATAGATTTTCTTGTCGGTAGCCACATAGAGCAGTCCAGTCCACGGATCAGCCCATATAGCGGTAATATTCTGATTAATCTTTAGAAAGGATGCCGGTTCAGCCTTGTCGATAACGAACATCAGGCTGCTGCCATTGGCCGAATAGCCAGCGTAATACCGGTTATTAGCCGACGTGGCGATAAAGGTATCGGGATTAAGATCAGACCACTCAACCTGAGTAAATAAATCCTTGGTATCAACGTCTGATGTTGCGCCATTTATAATGTATGTATTCGCCGCGATGATAACGAGCCCTTGCGGTGCAGCATATCCGACTCCGAAAACAAAGCTCGCCACACTGCGTTTCGACATGCAGGGCCACGCCACACCGAGGTTATTCATGCCCCCGCCCATCGTTACCGGGTCAACGCCGGTAATGGTGAAGGGATTGCCCATCGTCATTCCGACAAGCGTTGTGCCATTCACCCCGATTGCTACGATATCCTGGTCATAGGATTGCTGGTAAGCAATGGGCCAAGCGTAGGGCTTGAACGGTTCCGAGAAACAAACTGAGTTTCCGAAAAAGCCGCATGCAATGCCGTTTGCCATGATGATGATTCCGAGCATATTGGCGGGAGGCATGAGCCAATTGGTCGTCGGGAGGACTTCGCCCAGCGCTGCCGTGGTGTCGGGTATGGTGTCGCTGTAGGTAGTTGTCGCTACCGCGATAGTCACCAAGTAGTGATACTCGGTATCAGTTGTGGAAGTCAGCGTGCGGTAAATCCGCTTGGTCATGCCGGTTGTGTTGTGTGGTGCTACTCTTGCCCAAGTCCCGCCGCTGGTATAGATTTGGGTAGTAGACAGGATGATTACTACTTTGTTGGTCCCTGAATCCACGCTGTAAAGCGTGAACGTGGCGTTTATATCCGTCATGCCGACAACGGCGGCAAACGTGATTGTTTCGCCAGCGCGGAGGCCGAAAACGGTATCAAGTGTTATTTGGACGTAACCGGTCGAGGGTGCATCTTTAACCGCGGCTGATATTGTGCCGCTATTGGGCGGCGCGGCATCCATTGCCGATAGCGCCCAGGTATCGTCAACCTTTCCGGTTGTGACTGCAGAAACAGGAGAAGGCGCGGACTCTTCGCCCCAGGGCGTGACAAAGGTATAGGCGTAGGAACGGGATATTGTCGCCCCGGTGCCGCCCGATGGTGTCACGGTAGGTTTGGTGACTGGCGGGGTTACGCCCAGCACATAGCATCCCGAAGGGTATGGGCCTGTTCCCGCCGTCGCGGTGTCATAGTCGGATGCACGCGGTTCGCCGTCGCCAGTGTAGTAGAAACGTCTCTCGGTGTTCCCGGCAATTGGGGATCGAGCTACGTCTACATCCTTATCCCATGCTAGCCACTTCTCGTTTCCGTCCTTTTCCATTCGGAACATAGAAATAATGTCGTCAGCAATAACTGGTGTGGCAACCAGCAAGGGACCATTACGCGGACGCAGGTCTCCGGACGTGAGAATGCAATTCGTCGCAATTTGTGCCTGATTAGGGGCGAGTAATTGCTTTGCGAGTCGCGGGACGAGGCCGGAGAAACCGGCTATGCGGAATGCGGTCATGAAATATGGGGCACTGTTACAGCAGCGCCCCTATCGCGTTAGCTGGCGGCAGCGGTATCTGCTTCCATCTGTGCGGCTTTTGCATCGCCCAAAGCCAAGAGGCTTTCTGCCACGGCCCGTTGAATCACGGTCACGGCTTTATAGCCGCATGCGGGATATTCCCCGCCAGCCGTCGATTCCACTACCCCATTTTTCACAAACTCCACCTTCACATTAACGCCATAAACATCAGCCATTTCTACTACTCCCATATTTAAAATTTGGGCAGGATTGCCCCCTTCGCTTACAACTTCATTTACCTGAATAGAGTTCGCGCTTGCTATATCCTTTCGATTCCAGATGCTTTTCCAAGTCTTCACGCTGTTCATGAGATAGCCCATGAAGCCCTTGAGTGTGTATTGCATACTGATGGTCTCCATCTACACAGATCGTCGCCGCAAATCGCACGGGGTTCCGGGTCCAGACGAGAGCGCGGCAAGTACTGAATGCGGTTGTTGCTGTCCAGACGATATCGAGATTGAATTCCCTGCCCCAGCTTTCATGGTTGACCATCCTGTTTTTTACCCTCGCAGGTTGCCCGCTCGTCAGCGCGCCTTTTTACCAGACCGGGCAGCACTTTCCGCCCCGGCCCATACTTGTATGCTTCGATGCGCTGGCAGGCTTCCTCGTATCGCTGGGTATTTATGAGGTCGATCAGGTTGGGAGGCTGTCCAGGTTTAGCTTTCCGGCAGAATGCAGGCACTCCGATGTTGTAGGCGAGGCTGATATATGCGGCAAATTCATAATCGAATAGAGGCGCTGTGATGCATTTCTTCAGGCCGTCCACATACACCCCTTGGACTTCATCCATTAATTGAATGAGCGAGCGGACAGGCGTTGTTTTGTCCCCTAATTTCACACCGGACGTGTGGCCGAATCCGATAGTGGGCACGTCGCCCTTGGCTGGTACGTGCGCAACTTCCCGGTAGTTCTCATGGACCGCGATTCCGACAAGGGTTGATGCGGCCAGCACCATAGTCGCGACAGTTGTGCGAACCTGAGTAGGGGTTGGCGTGTTCATTCGAGTCTATGAGTGATGCAATCAAGTTTCAGTCTTGCGGTCTCTTTCGGATTGATACCTTTTATATTCGTGCACTCGGCCATTGGGTTAGCGGGTTCCGATTCGGGATCTGCCGGTTTTTCAATGGGTTTAGGTGCAACTTTCTTGGGTTTAGCCGGTTCTCTCTTTTGTGTTCTGGTATCAATGACTGGTGGATAGTCGGGCACCACAACCACGGGAATTTCCGTCTTTTCTGTTTTGTTTGGAGCCGTGCAAGCTGAAATGATGATTATCATCACGAGCAAGGCACGCATTATCTGTGTCCCCGCGGCCATTGCTCGATAATGCGGTCAAGCTTGTCGTTGAATTCACGCATGGTTTCGCGCTGTTCTATCCTGGATGACTTGATTTCCTCGCTCAAGCGCTGGTTGGTCTGTTCCTGATAGGTTTCGCCTCGCTTCAAGGTTGCAATATCGTTCTGCAAGGAGTTGTAGGTCGCCACGCCAGAAGCCGCGAGTCCGGCTACCGCAAGGATTCCACTAAGGGAAATGGCGTAATTGGACGGTCCTCTGCGTCTTTCTTCGAGTTGTTCGTCGTCGGCATCCTCGGTATGTGGCATTTCAGAGCATCCGCACCAGGATTATGATTACGACGACAGCGGCCCCGAGCAATATTGCCGCTGTCCACTTTGAAGCCTTCAGTTTGTCCAGCATAGAGTCTGCTTCCGCGTCGGCCTTCAGGTTGATTTCTTCGACTTTGTTCTTCCAGATTGGTGTCGGCTTGTCCATTACCTGCCCCCTTAAATGAAAAAAGCCGCAAAAGCGGCTCTTGTTGTTAATATTTTCGGCAATTCGATATACAAATTGGTTTGACTACCACTGGATAGCGTCAAGCTGTGCCTGCGTCGGGTTACTGCCCAGCGAGGTTATCTCATCCCGCAATTTCTGGCGTTTGCCGGTGAGAGCTCCATGCAGCGGGGCCAATGCATTAGCATTGCCGATAACCAGATTAACAAAATCCGCTTTGGCTATTCCTCTGGATGATGCCGCGGCATCAATCCAAGGGGTAGTAACGGTATTGTCGGCCAGCCATGCGCGCGCCTCGGTTTCCTGCTTCGGCCAGCTTGCTATTTCATCCTGCGGGTATCCGGCTGTCAGGGCATCGACGGCGGCTTGATAGGCAGTGCTGATACGATCTTGTGCGCTGGCGATCATTTCTACGGCGGTCGGCGGCGGAGATATTATTGCCGCGGCCTCTTGTTCGGAAATAGGTGTCAATCCCTGGGGAATAAACGCATCCTGAGAGCCGTCTGCCTCGAATGCATAAACCTGATTATTCGCGTCTTTGTAATATTTCATACTTACCTTAACTCCAGCCAGATTGTATTAGACCCTGCATTTGTTTGAGATACTGAATACGTGGCTCCTGCCTGTACGATCAAAACACAAGTGCTGCCGTATCCCGGCCCGTTAGCATACAGTTGTTGGATGTTTGTGACTGAGCCGTTTATATACCCTTTTATGGTAACTTGCACAGGTGATCCAGAGGATGACTCCGTGTAGACAAAAACGGCTATGGGTCTGCCGGTTGAGTTCGTATATGTAGTTGAGAACGCCCTACTTCCTATAACATTTTGGTATGTTTGGCCTATGCCTAAAACAGTAACTGCAAGCGATGCTGGCGATATTATCGTGAGTGTGTCAGTGGCGGCTTGCGCCTCAAGTCCGGTGGCCAGTCGTGCCACACCTGTTGTCGCTTGGGTCGCGGCCTGCTTTAAGTTAGCAAACGCCGCCGCCGCTGTACTCGCGCCGGTTCCCCCATCTGCAATGGCAAGATCAGTGATTCCGGCAATAGCGCCGCCAGTAATCGCCACCGCACCGGCATCTTGGGTTGCGATGCTTCCAAGGACAAGCGTTGATCTGGCCGTTGCCGCGTCGGTATCATCCAGCATTGTGCGGATAAACGAACTCAGCCCGGTCAACGCCGCCGTGCCGCTGCCGGTGAAGTATGGCAATTGGTCAGCAGCAGAAGTTAGCGCACCAATTGCCTGAAGATTTGTATTACCCAGCGATTCCTGGATCGCTACGTTGGGCATTCCCGCTACAAAATAATCTCCCGCCGCCCAGGTGCGCGCCGTAGTGCCGTCCAGCCCACGGCCACCAGTGGCGATAGTCATGGCGTCGGTACTTCTCGCGCTGATCTTCACGATTTCCCGGTTACCGGAAGCATCCTTGAAGATGCCGTAGAAGTAATCGCCCGCGCCGAGAGATGGGAATAGCAACCCTGTTCCGGCCGCGACAGTGAACGATAGGCCACTTGTGCCGCTGGGCGCTGAACTGATTGTGGCCTTTCCGAAGTTGCTAAACTTTAACCCCATGTTCTCCCCCGGCTGAGAATCGCAGTCTGAAGCGGTGCGCGGGTGTAGTTTCGCGCTTGTCTCATTCCCGCTTGCCCTGCTTTAATCGTGAATTGCTGTTGATGATAGGTGGCGAGCGCCGGGTTGCTGTAAGGCTTCTTGGGCGATAGCATGATCCTCCCAAGCGCGCCCGAAATGATGCCTTCGCGGTATTCGTTGAAGATTGAATCGTCGATGCCGGTAGCGGCAGGGATAGGCTTGAGCGCTACGGTCATCGAGAGCGTTCCGGCCACGTCAGGTGTCGGCACAAGGGTTAATTCAGTGGCGCCGCCGAGAACATAAGTAGGCGTGCCGGTCTGGTTGCGCCAGTCATAGATCATGATTCCCGATTCGCCAACGTTATATTCGATAGCCGTTCCGGCGAATTCGGCATAGGTAATGGCATGCACCACGGCCCCGGTCGGCGGGACAAACGGATATAGCGCCGTGGCTGCAACTACCGAAACGTCAGGATGTTGATATGTCCATGCCAGGGATTGTTCGCAGAAGGCGATCGCGGATTGACGCAGCGCGTTATCGACCATGGCGAACGGGCAACCCGGCAGATCAGGTACCACCAGATCGTAGAAGTCGGACCAGAGTTTTGTCATGCGGGAGCCTCAGTAGCAACAATCTGCATAAACAATGCAGCCCTGCCAGAGTTGGCAAACTCGTCGTCTGTCATTTCGGCCCTGGCCGTCACGTAGTCCGCGACGGTTTGAACGTAGCCAGCGGGCAAAGGGAAGGCGTCAGTCAATGCTCTTTGTCCGTCCGGAAGGTTGGCAAACTGCCCGACAAACAGATCGGGCCTACGCTTCGCCAGCGCCAGCATTCCATGATTGGCAAAGGAAAGCAGGGTAGTGTCTGAATATCGAGTCTTATCCGTGTCATTCAGCGGAATGCGGGCCTCGTCCACGACTGATTGATACGTGAAAGCCATTATTTCTTGCCTTCATTGTCCAATTTGTACTTGCCGAAAAGCCCGACCAACTTAATTCGCAACGTGTCTACGGTTTGGCGCTTGTCCAGTTTCTCGCCGAACTCCTTGGCGGCATAATCCACCATTTCATCCTTGCTCATCGCGTGAAAGTCCACGACCGGCAGCGGTTCTTCACAGGGTTTCTCGTCTTCGGTCAGATCGATAGGATCATTGCTATCCGTTTCTTGCTCAATCGATTTCCAGGTGTCGGTAAATCGCAGTAGCCGTTCCGCAACTCCGGCTGTTACATGCCGAGTTTGCCCCGGCTCCCAATGCAAACCAATCCCGCGAATGCTGTCCTGCTTGCTGCATGTACCCAAATATTGCACTTGAGGCATATTCACTCCTAAAAAATAGGGCGGTCTCGGGAGGGAAACCGCCCTTTAAAGCCCAACAGCAGAAAAACTTAATGAATGCCTTCGGCCTGCCCCGTTGCGATGGCAGTCACCGCGCCCGTTACAAATGTGGTGGCAGCTACCGTCAGCGTAAGGGTGATATATACGTCTTTCTCGAACTTGATCGGCTGAAACACGCAGGATTTTCTCCCTGCAGCGGTCAGGAATGTCGCCGTTGCGGAGAAATAGGTGGTATTAGCCGTGGGTCCATCGGTGGCATTGACCGGCTCATAACCGATGGATGCCGACATTGCCGTTCCGCCTGTGTCCAGATCATCATTAACGATGTCCAGTTGGGTAATCACCATCCCTGCCGGAATGCGCGTCGGATAGTACACGTCGCCGGATGCCCCGGACGTTGGCGAGACCGATCCCCAAATTACGAGACCGTTGCCATAGCCGCCCATCATTCGAGACTTTGTGTTTAAATCAACTGCTTTGTAGCTAGCCATTTTGAATCTCCTTGCTAATTTGTTAGAACGGCGGGACTATGCAAGCCCCCGCTCGGTCGGGGTTGATTACAGCGGAACGGCGGAGTCCACGGCGATTACGCCGAAGTCGGTTGGAACCTTCGTGCCGGTGCCATCGTCGGAAGCAAAGCGTACTTTTTTGTGTCCGCACACTTTCTCACCCATCACCTCCAGATTGCTCTCGAAGTTATAGTAGTGTTCCTTCCACCCGAACTGCATGCCGCTTACCTTCGTTTTGCCGTAAGCAATGCCCAGGGCTTGCGCGCCCAGCAACAGGCCGCGTTCTACCGCATAACCGGCAGTCAGGGAACCGTTGACAGTCTGAGCGCTCTCGGTTGCGGTTGCGGCATTGCCGGAGGTGATAATCTGCGTGCTGTCACCTGGCATGAAACGGATAGCGCGGTCATTCTTGATCACCAGGATACCGTTCCACATACCGACTTCGCCCGCAAACAGAGGATGCTTGCGGTCCAGGTACGCCGCACGGTTCACGGCGTTTTGCTGGAATGCACGCAAGGAACCTTCCGTCAGCAGTTGCGAGTATTGATTCGGTGTTGCCAGGAATACCCACATTTTCGAGGTAGATGCCGCCCCATCGCCGTCCAGCCGCACCGATTGCAGCGGCTGGTCCATGTTGTCCAACATCTTCCTGAGTGTATCAACATGAGACAGCTTGAAAATATCGGTTGAAACGATGGACCCAAGCTGCTGGCCGCCTTGTGTCAGCGCCGTACCGTTCACCACGTAATGCCGGTTGAACGTGGGCGCCTGCACGGAATTGACCATGACGGAGGCGAAGTTGGAAGCGGATTGAAGGGGAATAACCCAGTCCGTGCCAGCTTGTGCCCCACGTGCGCCAGACAGCATTACCAGTGAGGTTTGCGCATTCAGCCGCGGGAAGTAACCGGACAATTGTGCCAGGGCAATCTCGCGCAACTGGTACTTCGTGCGCTGCTGACTCATCGAGCCGCCCGCATCGACTACTTGGCTCGATAAATCAATCTTGATTTCCATCGAGGAAAACGAGAGTGTTTTACCCATGCCCTCCCGGTTGATATCGCCCATGAGCGGAGAACCGCCGATGGTATCCACTAGATCCAGCGAGACAACATCGCCAGGGCTCTTCATCAAGTTATCGATACGGACGATGGGTACTCCGGGTTGAGTCTGCCCAGCAACTTTCGACATTGCTGCAGTCGGCTCGACCGGCCCCATGAGGTTATCCATAGCGGTGGTATTCCTCAGCGTATTCGCGAAGAGTGCCGCGCTATAGTGTTTTATTGCCAGATTGCCGGATAGGCTCGTTACCGCCGCACCGCTTGGGATATTAGTTTCAGCCATTGCAGTTCCTTCTATTCAAGATCGGCCCTCATTGCGGCAGCTTTCTGCGATGGCATTTTCATCAGCTTTGCCACCAGTTCATGCGGGTTCAGATTGTTGATTTCGTCGCCCTCAGATGCAGGATTTGCACCGCCCTGGAAGTCCGAAAGGGTTGTAGGTTTCTTAGCCGAAGCTTCCTTGACCTTGGTTTCAGCCTTGGCTTTGGTTTCCTTCGGGTCAGGTGTCTTTTTTGGTGCAGAGGCTTCCGGGTTAATGGCGCGCACGCGGCGGACAACTTCCTCGAACCGTTCCGCGTAGGGCTTTCCTGCCCATTTCCGGCTAGTCCGTAGGATCTCGTCCTGCTTCAGCGCTTCGTCCCATGCTTCCGGATCGGATGCTTCCCAATGGGTTAAGTCGGGGTTGTTTTCCTTGGCTTCGGCTACCTGTTCCTCGATGCTCTGTTGAGTTGCGCGCTGTGCTTCTTCGCGCTCCTTTTTCAGTTCCTCAAGCGTTTTCTTCAATTCTTTTGTCTCTTCGGAGATTTGCCCCGTTGTAGACTGGCTTTTAGCGAGAATCGAAGCGAGAACAGTGTGGAGTTCCGGCATGTTTTCCTTAATGTAATCAAGGTGTTTTGTCAAAGCCTCGTCGGCTTCGGCAACATCCGTACTCCCCTTGGCAGAGTCTTTATCCTTCAGCAACGCTTGCAACTGCTCGGTAGCCTTGATGCTTTCCGTCTTGGCTGCCTGAAGCTGGTCACGCAGTGAAGAATTCTCCACGCGAAGCTCCTTATGTTTTTCATAAGGAATAGTCCCCTTGCCGCTCTTATTCAGAACGACCGGCTCTTTATCGTCGTCACCGTCCGTAGTTTCCCCCGCGTCGTTAGCCACGCCTTTCTTCACTGCCGGTTTGGGTTTGTCCTCGGTGTAGTCTTCCTTGGTGTCGTCTTTAGCCGCTTGACCTTCCAGAATTTCAGCGAGTTTGTCGGGATCGTTCTCCAACATTTCGATTTGTTCCGGTGTCAGGTTTGCAATCTGTTCATCCGTAAGCTGATCTATTTCCATTTTCCTTAATCCTCCACTGCATATCGTCGTGAGCACGCCGCTTGCGCGGGGTTAAAAAGAATCTACGGTATCGCCGTTAGCGCGTTTTGAGTCGTACGATTTGTGCGTACAACTGAAATCCTTAAAGCCGTTCATCAGCCGACTGATCGCGGTACGGTCCCGCGGTCGGCGGGGTATTCGGCCATGACACATATTCGCCGGATGGCAACTCGGTTGCACCCTGGATGAGTGATACGCCCCGGTGCATGTTCTGCATGCCGTCGCGGGTCCAGGTCACGATGTTTACGAAGGAGTCGTTCCATACATCGACGATAATCGCTGCCTGGACAATGTGTGTCTCCATGTGTCCGAAGGGGTGATACAGCACACTGGCGCTGACATACGGCTTGATGAACATTCCTCTGTCCCAATAAAAAAAGCCGCTCAAGGCGGCTTAGTGTTTTGATCTTTAAAGTAAAGCTAAATAATCGTCAATCCCGATTCCGTCGCGTAGGCTACCCTGCCATCGGTGAAACGGTGCGCGTTGGTTATCCTGCCGCTGCGAAGAATGCTGATAATCCGCTCCCGGTATTCCTGGATCTGTGGACGGTTGATAAAACCCATTGTGCCGTGATCGTATTGGTAGTAGATGCTGCGCGCTATGCCCTTTGCTGCCTTGGTAATCATGCTGCGGGCAATGATCAAATTGGCATGGGGGTTATCGAGTGTGCTTACATCGCCCCCGATAGGCGCGCTTTCGGTGTCCCATATTTCCTTGCCAGAGATACCAGCTGTCACTATCCCGGCCTTGATTCGATCAATGATTCCGGCCAGGTCTTGCACTTTATTGGATGATGGCAGATACAGGTGTACTCCTACGATATCGGTAAGCGCGGCTGGTGTCGTTGCGCCCGTTGTCGTACTCATGAAAGTGGTAAACCATGTCTCAGCGGCTTGGCTGGCCGTGGCTGACCAGTCCGTAATGGGCGGGCTGATAATCTGTGCCGTAGGGTCCACTGCTTTGATAGCCGCGCTGGCGAGGCGCATCATGTCGGCCAGTGTGGCGAATGTTCCGGAAAAATAGAAGTTGCCCGGCGAAGCTGGAAGATTCGTGCCATCGTTTAGATAATTTGGCTCGTTCCATACCTCGTAATATTTGATCTTGCCCAAGTAGCGCGTGGCAACCTGAGTACAAAAGCGGCTCCACTTCGTCATGTCGCTGGGCTCTGCCGCTACTCCAAGGTAGGTTGGCCCATAGGCGCATTGCTCAGTCGGTCTCGCTGACCAGAACAGCGGGGTACCGTAGAGGGTGAATACCATATCTCGGCCCGCTGCATAATGCGCGTTCACCCAGACATCAATATTCGTCCAGTTCCATACGTTGTCGGCCACTTCGATATATTTCCACATCGCTGTACCGCTTTTCCTGTCATGGGACCGGGTTACTTTCGCGGTTACGCCAGCCAGATTATCATTCGCCTGATTTTGTACGCTCACTCCGAAGAAAGTCTCGGGAATTCTAATAGGCGAACTATTGAGAACCGTGATCGGCAGGCCCGGTATGGCAAGCGTGTTTGCATCCAGGCCGGATACCAGGTCTTTTGGTAAGCAAAAGGTGGCTGTGCTTGCCCCAATGACGCCGCCGAAATCCTCTCCCGGCTTCGGGTAGTAGCTGCTTACGCCACCAGTCACGGTAAAATCGCTCATGAGCCTGGGTAGTGCCAGACGGAATAGCCAATCAGTGTAATCGTTTCGGCACTCGCCGCCGCGCCCCAATTTGCACGAAAATCCAGAGACACATCACTGGATGTATCGATAGTCGGGTCAGGGGATACACGCGAAGCGGATCCGTAATTAGTGTTGTTCTGAATGGTCTGGATGCTTAGGCTATTTTTATTCGCGATCTCAATCAGGCCTTTGTATCCAGATGATGTCGTTGCTGTAGGGGCAGAGATGTTAATTCCGCCCCAATTCGTGGCTAAGGCCTTCGTGCTTGCTGAATTGGTGTATGACCAATCAAGCGTAATACGCAATACACTGTTCGGCCCCATAGTGCCCCCCGGCACCACGACCGATGCGAGCGTTACAGTAGTAGCATCCCCGGCAGCATTAACCGAGGATCGGGTCCAGCCAGCATACGATTGCGCAATCAGCACCGCCAGCGGACAGAGGATGGCAACTCCTTGGGCGATCAATTGCAGCTCGATTACCGTCGCGAAGTTCGAAATTGAGCCAGCCGGGAATCTGTCACCGGTTACCGTTGTGTCAACCAAAAATTTAATCATTACGACCTCGTTTGATTAGTGTCTTGAGTAGCCGGATTAGCCAGCACAGCCGCTGCCGTTTTCTCATCAAGTGCCTGCGCACGCTCTGCGATGGAAACTTTCTCGGCGTTTATCGTCGCGTCAGCACGAATCTTGACGGCCTGAAGATCCAGCGCCTTGCTCTTCATTGCCAGTTCTGCGTGCGCTACTTGCGCCTTGAGCGTTTCAATCTGTGCCTGAAGCGTGATATTTTGCTGCTCGGCCTGAGCGTCCATGCCCACTTTAGCCGCTTCGGCTTGAAGTTTCGCTACCTGTGCCTCTTTCAGTGCGAGTTCGAGCTGTATCGTTTTAAGCTGCAATTGCTGCTGCATCTGTGCCTGCTGCTGCTCGGCTGCCTCTTGTTCCGGCGTGGTGATAAGGTCCGGCACGTTACCCACTTTCCGCAGCTGCTCGGCTATTGCATGTCGGTTTGGCAGATCGGACAGATCTACCAGCGCCGGGTACAGAACAGCTTGATACGCTGGCGGAGCAAACTGCATTACCTGGCTGAATGCTTGGAATTGTTGGGCACGGAAGCTCGGTGTAGCCGGTATATCCTCAAGCACAACCTTGACCTGCGCCGAGGCAATATCGTTTTGTACCACCTTGCCCTGCGGTGTCATTACTTCGCGATTGATGTAAATAACCTGCTTCTTTGTCCCGCGCTGTACCGAGACTTGTGTCGGCTTGCCAAGCAAATCATTTTTGACGAAACTGGTGAGCATCTCTCCCACCAGGCGCCGCGCATACCTGAAGTTGTCATTGGGCTCGGCCAGGACCGTGGATCCCTGTTCGACAAGATTGCTGATGGCCACACCTGATTTACCATCTGTGCTGTTCCCAAGCATCGCCCGGTAGACGCCGCTTACCGATTCGATCCGAGTCTGGCGCTCTTGTACCAGTTGGTAGACTTGAGCCGCCAGGGCATTATCGATGGTCACCCGGAATCCATCAGCATTGCGTCGTTGTGCGTTTAAGATGGTCATCGACCGTGGCGAGGCGATGTTCTGCGCGACTTCCTGATAGCTATTCTGCGAAAGATCGAGCGCATCATTATCGACTTCAACTCGCTTGCTGTTGAGTACTTCATAAAGCAGTATGTCCAAGTCGATGATCTGATTCTGAGGGCCGCGCATATCCCGTATCAGGCCGTAAGGTGTCCGGCTACGGTCCTTCCGGAAACACCAGAAGGGAACGTAGGGGAAGTTCCCGTGCGGTAGCGGTGTTGGCTCGTCCATCAGTTTATGGGGTCCGAGCCAGATTGCGACACGAACACGAGGCAACAGTGACTTTTGCACCTGTACCACGCCACGCGCTACGGCGATAACGTGCAATGCGTTGTCCTGGTCATACTCAACCGCCCTACCGTTCGGTAGCATCAGCACCGGTGCGAATTCCCAATGTCTGTACCAAAGCTCAGACAATTTGACCATGCCGGATGAGCGGTTCAGATAATCCTCATCCATTTGAGACCAGCGCTCATCATCCTCAAATGCGCGGCACATGCGCGTGTCGTTGCCGTCGTATACATCAATCGTATTCCAACCGGACCAAGCATTCTCGATCAGCGCCTTTTCCTGGGGAAACATGGAGATTGCGTTCTGCCGGTCCAGCCATTTGTCCCTGCGAAGGTAGCGCGCATCGGATAAATCCGGCTCTCGTGCGGTCCAGTCCCAAAATATTTCATTCCGGTGGACCTCGCGCACGCGGTATGGATAATCCAGCGGGTTATATGCCCTGGATACCTCAACCCATCCTACGCCTGCACGGATCATTGATGAGTAAGCATCGCTCATGGCCCGGTCAGCCCTGGATTCGGTCTCCATTTCCTTGATCATCGCGGAGAGAGCTTCGGCTATTTCGTCCTGCTGCTCGTCGTCAGACGTGATTTTGTAGTCTGTCCGGCTTCGCGCTTCGATTCCCAGCACAGCATTGATGGTCGGCTTGATCAGATTCGAGTCCTGTTCCGGGATCCCGGCGTCTTTGAGTCGTACCGCGACTTCGTGGCTGATCTGCGCGCCATCATAGTAATCCGCGTCTTTATCGCTCTCAAGCCTCCACTTTGGCTGGTGGCGAATATCCCGGCAGATTTTTTGATAGGCCTCGAAGGTTATGTCCTTTGTTATGGGCTCGGATTGCAGACTGTTGGGGGTATCGATCATGCTGCGCGCCATCCACTCATTTTGATCCCGCGTGCGCTGGCAGCCGGGCGGTCTTCCTCGACTGCCACGGCGAAGTACCGGAAGGCGTCCGCAGCATGGCTATGGTGATCATGCAATGGCCGGCCGGAGAATTGTTTGCTTTCCGGGTCCACTTCATATCGATAGTGTCTCAAGTTTTGTAGACCTTCACTGCATTTGCGCTCATCGAAATAGCATCGGTTAAAAATAGTTCGCGCTGCGTTGATGCCGTCGATAACGGATAGGTTGGGAACGATCTGGACTTTACGGCCATGCCCCAGCATGATTTCCTCGATGCTGCGACCCGTGGCCAGTGTTTTGGCTTTTGCATCGTGCGGCAGCCAGTCCGTGCCATAGAGGTATCCCCTGTTTTGCAGCACTGCGATGTAGTGCTGTATCGATTCCTGGCTGTTGCTGTAGTAGTCAATCAGCCTCAGTTCGTTGTTGACCGATTGCGTAAACCATATGCTGGTATTGTCCGCCCATCCGAGATCCCAAAACGTATGGACTGGCTTCAAGGCATCGTATGGCACGTTCAGAACACGCTTTTCTTCCTGTGCTGCCCTCAATTCCTTGGCGTAGATTGCGCCTTCCAGGCTGGTGCGGCAGTTCCCTTCCCAAATATTCTGGTATGCGTCTGGATCACGTGCCTTTAGAGCATCCCGTTCTTTCGCCAGGACTTCGGGAAACCAGGGGTTATCGCTCCAGTTGACCTTGACGACCGCCGCGTCGTCAGGAGTATTAATCACGAAACGTTGATGCGTTTCGTCGCTTTCCAGTTCAGGGTTATATGTCGCCCAGATTTCCGAGCCGTCCTTACGAATCGTGGGGATCAGTGTTTCCCAGCTCGATTTACTTACGTTTTGCGCTTCCTCGATCCACACCCGGTCGACGGCTTCGAATGATTTGATCTTCGAGATGTTGTTTCGGATGCCGGCGAAGAAAATCTGTGTCCCGTTCCTGCCGTAAATCGCGGCCTTCTCGATCTCGTAGAAATGATCCAGGCCCATCGATGTGATTTGAGACTGCAACAGATGGTGTACTGAGTCTGCAATAGAGTTCTGGAACTCACGAGCGCACAGTATCCGCAGCGGAGTAGCCGCACCTTGGATCAACAATGCTCTTGCAACTCCCCAGGACTTGGCACCGCCCCGCCCACCGTAAGCAATCTTGTATCGGTGCGGCTCGAACAAGAATTGCAGTTTTTCGGGGAATTCCGCTGTGCGTTGTATAAATTCAGGGGCACCCATACTTACCCCTTGACCACCAATTTTAAATCGCTTATATCGCGTTTTAATCGCATAATAATTAGGCAATTACGCTATTTTTGAGGGTTTGAGGCTACAAATGACACTTGGATATTGTGGCTGATTGGCTTACTTGGATCTCCGCCTTCGTGTTCGTTTGTGATGCGGTCGCCGTACTTTTTAGGGGCAAGTTTCGATGCGTACCATTTGCGAGCGTCAACCCGGAGTCGCGAGCGTTGAATTGCTTCATTATCGACAACTTCTTTGCCCCACTCATCAATGTATTTGTCGTTGGCGCCATCATCAGCAATTTCAACAATTTCTTCAGCGTAGTAATCGGCGCACTTCTCTTTCGCGCGCGCGTATTGCTGCATGAATTCCTCGTCTTGCGCTAGCCAGTTCCATAAAACACGATCGCTTATTCCTGCTCCAGCACAAACAGCACGAGATGATTTGCCGAGCGCGATGCCTTCACATATCGCTTCGCACAGCTTCTTGGTTTTGATTGTTGGACGTGCCATTACTTTGTATTGCACCCTTTCAAAGCTGCCCGTAATTTAATCTCGCACGCCCACCGCTCTTCAATTTCCTGCCTGAATGCTCGATTAATAGTCACCGGATCATCAGTCGTTGACACTCGATCAACCGCGTAAGCATCCTTGCATTCAGCAGGCGCCCTGACCTCACAGAAAACAGGCACAGGTCTGTCGATGGTTTTTGTAACAATGATGGGTGGCCTGGTGGTGCAGCCGGAAATATTAGCCACAATCAACAGCATGATAACCAAGTACAGCAGGACGTTACTCATTGCGTTGCACCTGGCGCGTCGTGGGTAATACGGTCCTCAATATGCTCCGCCTGTTTGGGCCGATAGACGCCAACAACGAGCGGAGACAAAATAAAAATCTCAGCAGCTATGGATTTAATCTGATCTTCCGTCGCGTCGTCATCAATGAATATAAAGAACTCTTTCACTGTTTCCGCTCCCGAACATAATCAATTTGCTCCCGAATAATCGCAGCACATTGAGCAGCCGGGCTCTCTGCGATTGTTGGGAGTTTCTTGATAGTCGCCGCCCTGACCTTGTGTTGAGTTATGGTCAAATCCGCCGCTTTCATGGCCTCAGATGCCGCCTTCTCGCGTTCCTCGACGTGAGCCACGACTACAGCAACACCTTTTTTAACTCCTTCAATATCGGTAGCACAGCCGGTATTTGCTGTTTGCAGCTCCGCATTTCTTGATTCAACCGCCGCTTTTTGTGATTTGACTTGCGCCACGGTCGCGCCATCTTTCCAGCCCTTTACACCCCAGCCCGAGCCGAAACCAACAGCCAAAGAACCAAGAATGATGGCGATAAGGGCGAAAATGGGCATAAAAAAACCCGCTGTTGGCGGGTTGATAGATTGTTTGGAGGGCAAAACTCGAATTTGTGAACGTAACTCTATACATGCTCCCCGTAAAAATCAATAGGTTATGAAAATATATTACGTATTGTTACGTTTCCCTCTTGACAACCTGAACAAAGTTCGGCATAGTTACACCATCAACCAACGAAAAGGAGAAACAAAATGAACTTCAATACATCCGACTACGAAGCCAAACAAGCCGCCCGTAGGTTTGCAGCTAACGCACTGAAACAAGCATTTCCGCACTTGGTAGCCGCTTCAGAAGACAGCAGCTCGCTAATAACGGCAGCAAAGAATATGAGAATTGAACTGAAAGCCGCATTCCCCGGTATCAAGTTTACCGTCAAGACCAGCCGCTATTCAGGTGGCAACTCCATCAATGTGGGGTGGACAGACGGCCCGACCAACGCACAAGTAGATGAAATAATAAATCGCTACGACGCGGGCAGCTTCGACGGAATGACAGACTGCTATAACTATCGCCAAGATCATGCATGGGTTGATGCGTTCGGCAGCGCGAAATATATATTTTCAAATCGTGACTTTTCCCCGGAATTGGTGCAAATCGCAATTGATCACGTATGGAAGAAATTCAGCCCTGCTGCAGAAAAAGTGACAGTTGAAGACTACAGATCAGGAAACGCCCGTTGCGTCATGGTGGTGCAAGGTGGGTACCCAGGCGATGCTGATGCTCAAGTACAAATTTACAGGTTTGCGCGTCAATATGACTGCATCAATAAAACGGCAAACAAAGAATTCATAGATTAGTCCCTCAATCCATGCCCTTCACCGGGCATGAGTGGACGGATTAAATAACCAACAGGAGAGACACCATGAACAACCGCATTATTTTTACCAACAATACCGGATACGACATAAGAGATTTTGATTCCGTTTTCGTTAAGTGCGTCCTCGAAAACCTTCCGCTACCCGAAGAAATAGCCGACATATTCGAATTGAAAATCATCACTGTTGACGGCCTTCCCCGCGGCATTCTCAACTTTGCTTAATCAGGAGAAACCATCATGAACACTTGGGCAATTAAAAATAGATTCACTGGCCGGACAATCCTCACCATTACAGCATGGAATTTCAAGGAAGTAATGGCCGAAATTGACAGAAAATATTACATGATCGTGAGCAGGGCAACGCATGTAATAGTGATGTTGTAACCGTACAGACAAGGAGAAACAAAATGGAATTCGGAGAAAAAGTAGCAAAAAGTGAAGAGACTGCATCCCGGCAACGAGCTGTCTACAAGGAAATGGATGGTCTGTCTTGGAAACAACACAGCAATTTTCCATCAAGCTGGACGGAAGAACGGAACGCTAGGATAAAGTTTTTAGGTGCAGAATACGACAGGTTGAGCGCAGAGTACCGCGCGGTGTGGAACACAGAGCCAGAAGACGGGAAGCCGAAATGAACTCTCCAACCCCCGAAGAAATCAAAGCGGCCCGGCTTGCAGCAGGTCTCACTCAACCCGAAGCCGCCGGCCTGGTATATGTCGATATTCGTGCCTGGCAATATTGGGAATCTGGCCAGCGGAATATGCACCCCACAAAGTGGGAACTTTTTAACCTGAAGACAAAGAAATAGAGAGAAAATCATGGATATTTTGTTTAGCAAATGGATAATTATTTTAATGTTTTTCGTAACCATCGCCGCCTTTGCCACACTGCCGGATTACGATCGCTTTGGACGTATCCCGGTTCTTGGATTCGCCTTCTCTTTTGTTTACTGGATTAGCCTCGTTACTTTTCTCTACATTCGATAGAAAAGTCAGAATTACAACCCTAAAAAATTCCACCAAGGAGAATGAAAATGAACAAAGAATTAGCCAATAGAACAATTATCCAATTTTGGAGCGGGGATTTAAGCAACGGAAATATCAACCCGTTTGCCAGCTATGAGGCCGCTTATGCGGATTACAAAGAAATGGCTGAGAGTTGTGCCACCACTGACAGAGGCGATGAACCGGACACAACGCAGGAAGAAGCTTTAGCTGAAAGCATGGCCTTTCACTACGTTTCCAAAGTCACGACGACTTATGACGAGGTCGGCAAGGAAATCAAGGAAGATTTCGAAATCCTTGATGGGGGGGATCCAGACGCTTGCGGGTATCACGGATAACCAACGGGGAGAAATCCCCGTTTTTAATTCAGTTATTCGAAACAAGCCATTCTTGTTGCATTCTTGTAATAAATCTCTTGACACTTAATTATATGTGTATATAATAGTCACATCAACAACGAAAAGGAGAAAATCATGGCAACAGCAACTTTCAGCAGCAAAGATCAAAACTGGCAAGACGAGGCGACAACGTACTGGTTTGTGCTTAACGGAACTGATCGTGGTACAGAAAAATCATTTGATAACCAGACATTCGGAATAGTCGATTGCGCGGGCGATAAATCGGTCGTTGAAGCTGACGGCTCCCCGGTAAGCAACGAATACATCGCGCAAATTGTGCTGCGCGACTGCAAAATAACGGATGCCATTATACATGGATAAACGAATCAGGAATCCAGAGGGTCGCCCCCCATCCGTAGGGGATGGGAAAGGCGGCAAGCGCCGGGATATTTACATCGATGAGGAAAGTTGGCAGAGAGCAAAGGATTTGGGCAACGGCAAAGCAAGCGAGGGGATTCGGAGGGCTCTAAAAATGGCTGGCACAGGAATTGGTTGACCGTATCAACCCCTGCCGCTCGAAAATCTCTGCCATGTCCGCCATAGCGCGGTCGTGGTAGTGATCCAGCAAATCATAGAGACACCGCTTAACCATCAGAGCGTAATCATGCCGACAGTTCAGTAGCTGCCGCACTGCCCGATATGGTAGCTCCCGCCCGGTAAAGTAACCATGCATTACCCTGTAGACAATTTCTTTTGATTTACTGCCAGCCAGGCCAAAACCCACCGCGCCACAACCCTGACAGACTAACGCGGAGATAGCCTCGTCGCTTATTACCCTGCCGAACCGTGCTTTTATGAATTCCCGCTCGGCTTGATCGTGTAGCCCATCTATCAATCCGATAATCAAAGCCGCTTGCGCGTGCCGGTCGTGGACGCTGAAGTTTATTAATAGATCGTTTGGCGCCCCTTTTGTTGGTGACTGCCGCATATGGTTTATCCCGGACATTTTTACGATTGGTTTAGCAGAGGTGTTATATGCCCATTCAAGGGCGTGCCCGGCATTGTTGAACATCATTCCCTTTCGAGTTGTGTTTTTAGGAATTCCATGTATGGGGTGCGGAAATGCTCGTTGAAATTGATTGCTGCCATTGGATTGTGGTCAAGTTCTGATCTGGATTTGATTTCACAAATTGTTCGTATGGAGTCTGCCGCCCCCTGCTCGGTTTCGACGCCTATCCATTGTTGGAACATCGGCTCCTTGCACCACCTGGCCGCGAGTGTGCAGAGTGGGCCGCCCTTGGGTTTGTTGGGCTGTGGCAAGCGCTCAAAGTCGTTGACGAGTGGAGCAATGGCGCATGGCGTGTCTACAGATGGAAACATCCTCCAAAACTCCGCCGCGTCCCTTGGTTCTATGTGTACGGTAACGGCAATCGTACCGTCAACTAATTGTTTGGCGGTGCGCTTTGTTCCTGCAATGGCTGTCATGGTTTAATTATCTTCCCCTCCAAGTACGCCTTTATCGTGTCCGCCGCTTCCGTCCATGACCAAAAGTAACAGACGTGCCAGCCTTCTTCTGTGAGCCGGTTGCCGTACCAGAGTTGTTCGGTAGTAGGCTTATTTTTTCCGTGCTTGAGTTCAATGCTCAAGCCAATGTACCCGCCCCGCTTAACCGGAAGCTTTACATCATGCGATCCCTGCAGCATGCCCGCTGCTTTCGCCTTACCGGCTTGCGCTTTGGTCAGCCTTACCCCGTTCATTGAGCCTTCGAGCAAATCCAGCGCGGGATACTTCCGTCTTTCGTATCGGCTCCAAGTAAACAAGGCACACTGCATGTTGAATTCTTGGGATTGGCGAATCATTACTCACACAATCCATAAGCGGAGGAACAAGCCGAGGTATCAGACAACCCGCCGAGCAGGTCATATTGACGGCCTCCCCTTGAGGTTTGTGCCCATTCAACGAGCTTGTGCACATCCCCTATTTCTACCGTGGGATCTTTGTATGCTGAAAAAAACGTGGAAACTTGGCGCTTACTCGCCGCCGAAACCAATTTTTCCCACTCGGATATGCGAGTGATGTGCTCAGGAAAGCGGGCGGCTATCTGCTTGAGCTCTTCTTTGTTGACATTGATACACGGCATGCAACCGACACGCTTCATTCCTTGTTTATAGAGTGGGTTGTGATCCAGTCCGCGTTTCGTGCAGTATTCGAATACATCGAGCGCCGTCCAATCAACGATGGGGCGAAAAATCCACATACCAGGCCCGACACGTTCCATTTTCTTGCTGTTACGGCGGTTATGCGATTCGTCGCGACGCACGCCCTGCCAACTCAACACGCTGAAGCCCTTGTCGATAAGGTCGAGCTGAAATTCCACAGCCATGTTTCGCTTGAGCTCTTCAGTACAGAATTGCGCCTTACGGCTGGGGAAGCGGCCCTTCCACATGCATAGATCGAGGAAGGGGTTGCCACTTGGATGCAATACACTCAATGCCCGGCGCTTAGCTTTGTTTGTCCACCGAACTTTCCGGCCAGAGCTATCACGCCTAGTACGCTGATCCCGCGCTATGAACATGCGTTTACGGCTGATTTGTTCGGTGAAATCTGCTTTTAATCGAATGATGCGAATAGCACACATTCTTTCAAGATAATTCAGATATTCATAGACGGCCTCATGTTCATTGCCTGTATCGCAAAATATAGGGATTACGCTTTCTCGTGGGCAGTGCGATATTGCAAGCTCTAACGTTGCGGCACTATCTTTTCCACCGGAAACGCTGACGACGTGTAACATCTTCATAATGTAGCTCCCATATCATTCTCACGAATCCGGTACTGTTTCTTCACTTCGTCAATCAGGGCCGTGGTAGCTTCCTGCCCGCGTATCAACTTGATTGCTTCGTAGTGGGCTGTGCGTTTTTCACGCGGCCATTTCATGACTTCGCGGGCTTCGCAAGCGCGGCGGAATTCTTCGGAATTGTTCACACTTCCCCCCACAAAACAGGCTGCAGCGAGTACGGCAAATAAAGCGGATGAGTTGGACTTCCGTCCGAGTTGAGTTTTAAATAATGGGCTTTGTCTGGATGCCTTCTTCCTAATATTGACCTGATAAAATTTCCCATATCAGATAGCTTCCCATGGGAGCCCCATGCGCAAATTGCTATATCGCACCTTCCCACAGCGCCGTCTATTTCCCGTAAGTTTTCCGGTCCAACAGGATCAGTTACCTCATACAGCGCCTTCGGATCAGTAGACCGAAGCGCAAAGATATTGACAACCTCCATGCCGCCATAGCCAAGTGCTTGTGCGCGTTTCTGGCAACGGGTAACGGTAGGGTCGAGGATTTCGTGGGTAGCAGTAGAAGGATTGAGCATTACAAAGCAAACCTTCGGCTTTCCTGGATTCCATACTCGCCACAGCCGATAACGATAGCGCTCACAGTCGGAAAATACCGCGCCAGCGGTGCCTAGAATGCGGATCATCCCACGGCCCTCAACTGCTTCGGCTCAGTTTGAATTGATTCAAGATCCAGCTTTTTGAATCCAATGGCTGGCTTGTCAGATCCACCAGACAACACTTTTTGTGCCAGAGTTGCGTTACCAACAAGCATTGGGTGATCTATCTTGAGGCCGTGCTGTTCGTTGTATGCCGTGGCGATTCCTATCAGCTTGTGTGGGTAATCGGGTATCTCCCCCCGCGATTTGAATGCCCGGTAGCGATTCTCGAATTCCCTTGCGATAAAGGGCCATTCGGCATCTCCTTTCATGCCGAGGGCGATCCACCCGCCCATGTCCTGAATCACGCGATGGATAATTGCATCATCGAAAACAACGTCTTGATACGGGCCTATGGAGCGCACAGCTTTATCAACTTTTGCCCAAGCCATGAGCGCACTATCCTGAGTCGTGCCGTCGATCATCTGCACGAAATCCGCGATCTTCGGCATGAATTTGCCAGTATCGGGATTTTGTAGATGCCGCATTGCGGCTTGTTGCACGGCAATAAAATCGAACTTGGCTAGACCTTGCCAGTAGAGAGCTTTCAGGCCGGGAGATAGGACCTTGCTATGCTGTTCGGCAATCAAATCCAGCATTTCACAGAAGGGTTCAAAGTCTGGTTGTTTCATTTGTCACATCCTTTTCGGTAGGTGAGCCAAATAAGCGGGCTTTTGCCCGCATGGTTGATTCCTTGTTTTCTTGTTGTAAAGAATTTGGCGACTTTCCAGATAGTTGTTCCTTTAAAACCCATGCGGCTTGGAATCCCCCCCAGCTGTGTTCACAACAAATAGTCAACGCTTGCTCTAGGGAATAGTCCAGCTTTGCCGCTTCGCGTTGAATTGCGTTTAAAGCTGTTTTGGTAAGAGGAAGGTTCTTTGCTTTTCGGATTGCAAGGTAATCCGATGCAATCTGTGGATCTATGTCCGAAAGGAGATTTTCGGATGAGGATTTTTTGGGCGGGGTAATAGTATTTAATGAAGTACTCTCTGGAGTACTCTCTGGAGTACTAGAGTGAACCTCCTTCACCGCCTTTGGAATGACGTTCACCGCCTTTGGAATGACGTTCACCGCCTTTTTAGAAAGGTCGTGAACCTCGTTCACTGCCTTTTCCAGTGAATCAGCCGCGTTTCTGAGATTGTGCGGCCATGCTGGACGGTACTCATGAGCAGCCCATTTTTGGCCGGCAAATCCATGCCTTCCTACCGTTATCCATCCAAGCTCAGTCGCATTGTGGATATGAGTAATTACCGCCCTATTGCTAAGTCCAGTTTCCTCACACAGAAGTTTTATTGAAGGAAAACAACTCTCCCCCGCATCATTCATGTGACAGCCAATAGTAAGCAGGACATGGCGGGTCGTCGGAGGTAAAGCGGACTTTAAGATAGCCTTTCGCCATGAAAAAAAGGTTGAGTCGCTCATGCGAACATCCTCTGTTGACCAGTACGTCGAAGCGCCTCTGCGCATTTAGGATTTATCCATGCGACTTCTATCCTGTTTGCCGTGCCACGCGCAGCCGAAATTCGCGCAGAAGTCTCGTAACGGTCCCATTCCGTTAACTTCGATTCGTAAATTGGATTCGGATAACCGGAAAGAACCACGAAACCTTCCAGCTCGAGTAGGGTATCCAGCAATTCCATATGCGCCTGATCATCCATTTCATGTTGATAAAAACGATTCCCCCCGATTGCGCGGGTGGATAGGACGTACGGAGGATCTACAAAATGGAGGGTTTCGGGGCTATCGTGCTGGCGTAGAACTTCAATTGCTGGGCGGTTTTCTATCAAAACGCCGGAGAAACGCATTCCTGCTGCCGCAATCGCGTCAGGATATTGCGCCCACAAATGCTGGGCCGTGCTGTATTCCCGCTTGGTGTCAATCCTGAAACCGGTTATGCCCTTTGTCGCACCAGCGCTTCCGAAACCACATTGAGCCCTTATCGCCAACCGCCTTGCGCGTTCAATCGGATCATCTGTTTCTTCGTAGGCAAGCTCAAATTCCTCCCTGGCATACGGGGTAAGGATCACTTGCTTAATTAATTCTTCCCTCGAGCTGGAGTTTTGCAACACCCGAAAGAAATTAACTATGTCGCCATCGAGATCGTTGTAGACCTCAGCATAAGATCGTTCTTTTTGAATCAGTACGCCGGCCGCACCGCCGAACGCCTCGGTGTATGTTTGATGCTGAGGGAAGAAGCTCATGATCCAGGGTGCTAGGCGAAACTTGGCGCCGTGGTAGCGTAGCGCTGGGGTAGGAGCTTTCACGATTTTCCCCTAAGAACCGCAGCATGAAGATTCGCTATCTTTGTTCCGATCTCATCAGAGGTTTTTTTGTGCCTGCCGATGCGGAGCCTAAAAATGGTGGTTCGACAAATCCCAACCTTTCCGGCTATTGCGGCATCCGAAAGCCCGGCAATGGTTCGTAAATCGGTCAAATATTGTTGTGCTGGTCTGTATTGGATTATCATGAGTGAGATTATGTGCGAACGCGCAACCATCTGTCAACCCAAAAATGGGTCAAAATAGTCCTAATGGGGGGTTGACTTTGTGTTGCGCGTACGTAACACTCTGATCATGGAGCGAACAAGGACAATATTAAAGTTGCTTATGGATAAGGCGGGTGATACGCCTTATGATGTGCAGCGTAAGATAGGAGTGCCGCGCACTACCACATGGCGATTTATCAGCGGCGGCCATAATGAGCCGAGAAGCAGCACGATTCAAAAATGGGCAAAACTTTATAATGTGACCGAAAGCCAGTTGCGCGGGGATGTTCCGATAGACGGAATGGTGTTCAAAGAGAGCCCAAAAGAATTGAAAGATATTCTTCCTTTGGAAGAATATAAGCACGTATCGAACATTAAAAAAATGAGTAGCGAAGCTCGCTTAATCATGTATAAACTGTCGGCAATGCTTGCAGATAAGCGTGAAATAAGCAGTTTAGAGATAGTTAATACGAAAAATGTCACAAAAAATTCACTTCGGGCTGGCAAAGAGCGCTATCAGTCACCCGCCAAAAAAAGCCGCATAAAGGATATTTCCGACAATGCGACGAAGCAGACAGGGACCTCCTGATGCTGTTATCAATGATGCCAAGAAACCCCGCCCTGATAACCCCTTTAAAATAGTAGTTACCCCAAAGCCAAAAGAAAACCGGATTCTCCGGGGTTATTTAATAGAATTGACAGAGAAACTGGCAAGCGAAGCAAAAAGCGGCGTTCTTAAAGGCCTGGGAGGGTTCGCAGATTACGGCAACAGTTATATGCTCGGTTTGGAGGGCTCTTACCTGGAAGAGCCGGAGTCAGCCGTGCTTCCCATAAAGCGCTTAGAGAGGCGCGTGATGGATCAGATAGAACAAGAAGAATGACGAAACAAGAAAAACTGCAGGCCGAGCTTTTCCAAGCCGAAACCTCATGGTTCCATGTCTTTAAAGACATGATCGAGAATGGCGACATGGCCAGGCTCGATGGCAGCGCCATTAAAGTGTATCTGGTCGTTAAATCCTATACCAACTTCGCAACGGGCCGGGCTTTCCC